CAGATGCAGATATTAGCCTCATCATACTATCTCCGCCAGCATTTGGCCTAAATCCTGCTCTTGGCGCTGTGGCTGCAAGTTTCTGTTCTAATGCTAATGAATCTGTCGCCGCCTGCATTACAACTCTATCTAGAGCGCCATCAACACGAGAAATATTGTTTAATTCTGCTTGGTAATATAGATCAAAACTCTTAGAGTTTTCTTGAATTGCTGATATTAATAGTTTTTCTGCTCCTTCAATATTTCCCGCCATAGTAAGTGTTGCTATTTGTTCTGACAAAGACTGTAGTCTTACTTTACCTAGGTCTATTAAAGATCTTAATGATGCATGATATTTTGCTACATATGTATTATATTCTTCTCTTGTTGGAAGAAGTCTAGCAGCAGAAGTTTCAAAACCGGATTGTCTTGTAATGTCTAATGCTCTTTGAGAATTTGAACTAGCAGCCATTTGAGCAAGTATCTGCGTTCTTGACTGTCCCTGTGCTGGGTCATAGAATGCTGTTGGCCTGAATCTATCATTCATTGCTTTTTGATACGCAGCGGCAGCGCTCTGGCCATGTACTAGGGTTCCTATAGTCTGTACATTGGCAAGACCCGTTCCCTTTAATGATGACTCTGGTATCAAATGGGAGAATTCAGGCCCAGCAAATGTCCTACCTCTAGAAAGTCCTGTTGCTCCAGCATTTTTACCTCCAGCACTAAGCCATCTAGATACAGATCCAGGACCCATAGAGGCTACTAAAGCGCCTCTTGCTGCGCCTGCTGCAGTAGTTGCTGCTGCGCCCATGGCTCCGAATCCGCTTGCTACTGCACCCATTTGTGATGCCATGGTAGCAAGCGAGGCTGTAAGTTTGTCTATCTCCGCCTTTAATACATTAGTTGCTTTTGCCTCGTCATACATTTTTGTACTAACTAATTCAGTTAGTTTTTGCGCTGCCACCGACTCTGCATTATAGTGTTCAAATACCCCTCTGGCTCCCTTTCGAATTGCCATCATTCCTGCAGCCATTTTAACCAAATAACCCAGGAAGTTTCCTAAAACGCCTGTGATCATAATAAGTGGACCTAGGATGGCAACAAATATTCCTAGCCCTCCTAAAAATGTTTTCAATGGTCCAGCCAAATTATTAAATGCATCCATGATGCCTTTAAATCCGCCGATTAAAAATGTTCCAATATTTAAGAAGAATTCTCCAACTGGAATTAGACTAGCCTTTAATCCTTCTACTGCTCTAGTAAACTTCATAGATGCAGATTCAGTAAGTGTTGTTAATTCTGCTTCAGCAGTTTTAGCAAGTTGTATGGTTGACATTTCTGCTATTTCCATAACTTGCTGAGTTTGGCTTCCTGCTCTATTAATGTTGCTTAATAAGGCATTAATTCTTGAAAATTGGAATTTACCGAAGATTTGTTCAATAGATCTTTGTCGGCTTAGGTCATCTAATCCAGATAATGCGTCCTGCAAATCAACTAGTGTTCCAATTACATTGCCAGCGTTTCTATCAACAATATCTTTAATATTTACACCGAAATCACCCAGAACCTGAGTAGTTTGTTTTGTTGGATTAATTAAAGATGCGAGCGAAGACTTAATAGCATTGGCTGCTTCTGATGCTGGAATACCACCCTCACGCATAGCAACCATCATTAGAGCAAGATCTTCTATACTTCCGCCAAGGCCCTGAACTACTGGACCAGCCTTTACGACTCCTTCTACAAGGTCGTTTAGTGTCGTAGACGTTTGATTTTCTACAGCATTCAGTAAGTTAATAGATTCGGTAAGACCCTCAGTATCTTTTTTAAACACGCTTTGAATTGCTAGAGTGGCACGCATTGCCTCTTGTCTATCTACCTCACCAAGTACCGATAGTCTCATAGCCTCTCTAGTTGATGCAAGAAGTTCCTCTCCTTGTACACCAGTTGCTGCTATGTCTGCAGCAATACCAGCAGTTTCTGCTGCAGCGACACCCATGCTTGACGCTAATTCTTGAGCCAGGGAAGATACTTGAGATCTAATTTTTTCTAATTCTGTAGAGTTAACAACACCTTTAGTAGCATCTCCATAGACCTTGGCCATTCTAGTTAGTTGCTTATCAACATCCATAAACATTTTTGCGGCTACTGAGCCAAAGATGGTAAGCGGTACTGTTAGACCTACAGTTAACTGACGGCCTGCCCATTGTGTATTTTTACCCCAATTAATTAATTGTGTAGCCCCACCCTGCACTACCTGTCTAAATATTCTATGTTGTTGATTTAGAATTTGTTGCTTATGGATAGCCTCATCTATACCTCTTGGAGTAACAGCAACTGCGCGTCCGTCACCAAACCCGTACCCTCTAGTTTGTTGCATACGAACTTGCTCTTTAGCAAGTGCCCTAACTTGCCCTTGTTGCTTTCTTAAATATTCAGATCCAGCACGGAAATATTGCATTCCACGAAGGTTTCCTCGTTCTAACGCTCTTCCAAATTTTTCTGTTTCTGAAGTAAGTCCAACCATTCTTGCTTGCCACATTCCAGAAGCGGTTAAGGCATTGGCAAAGGTGGACTGCATGTTTTTTGCAGCAACAGGAGACATTAAACTCATAGTGTTTAATGCTGCTATTTGACTCTTTAATCTAGCAATCGACGCTTCAACTTGGGCAAAGTTGGCGGTTCCTACTATCTGGAGGTCTATTCTACTCATACAGGGCTAACCTCAACTGATTGAATATTGTGGCCTATGCCAAGGCCCACCCCAAATCCTTGCGATACGACTTCAGATGGAGTAATTTCAGTAATATTTGATGGCTCTTTATTAGAAAGATCTACTCCTTGTAGCGCCGCCAAAAATCTATGCTCTTCATTTTGACGTACTCTATACGCATTGAGAGTGTGTACTAACTCATCTATTGATAAGTTTTCCTCAAGTTCGTCGTAACTCTTCCAGTTTCCCAATAGAAACGCCTCAGATTCCAGAGCGGCTAGGTCTAGTTTGTCCCAACTAGAGCCGCTCCCAGTAAGTTTGGGTCATTTAATTTAAGCCCCCCACAAATTTCTAGCACCTTCATCATGTTGGGGATATTAACTACTTCTTCAAACTTTTCTCTACTTAAACCTATTTCTGGGTATGATTTTTCTAGACAAACCATGGCTGCTTTTACGAATACATCCATTGCTTGTTCTTCAGTTTTTATATCTTCTGAATCTAATTCTCTAATCACTGACATAAACTTTTTTAACTGCTTGATTGGAAGAGGCTTAATAAAAACACTAGTTCCATCTTCTAATTCTAATTCAGCAGTATCATATATAGTAGTTGACAATTTTCCTCCTAATAACTTATTAAAATTATATCAAAATCAAGAGTAAAAACATAAAGAGAAGCCCCGCCATTTCTGACGGGGACTTATCTTTAGAACTATTTAGTTATTAGGGTTATGAATAGACTCTATCAAGAATCTCGCCGTACTCAGCATTTGTGTAATTATCTGCTGGGAGACAACGGAATGTAACTGGGTAAACAGTTGATTCATTTCTACGGAGAGCGTGAGAAACGGTTTCCATAGAAAGAACGCGACGAGCAAGGTACACTCTTTCTGTGTTTGATCCTGCTACTGATGGGCCTGGGCCGACAGCAATCAATGATCTTTCAACTGGCTTCTCACCAAGAGCGCCTGCGGCAAGACCAAGAACGTGGGTTCCTGTTGCTGGAGCGCCGTATCCTGATGCTGCTGATATTGCTGTTGGTGAAGAATACACACTATTTAGTTGTGTAGCATTTGACTGACCAAAAGCAATACGAACATTCTCAAGTGTTCCTTCATTCATAGAAGTACGAAGCATAACTCTCAACTGTGTCTTGAAGATACGAGCGGAGTCAAGCAACTGATCAACTTCAACTTCACCATAAGTTGGTTCGTATGAAATTTCGAATCCCTCAGATGTGAATCCAACATCTCTCCAGTCAGTTGTTGCTGGTGCTGTTCCAAGGAACCCTGCTGCGGAGCCTGATGCGCCAAATACTGGCATATTTTGTGGCTGACCGCCTGCTACTGTTGAGTCTTTTGTTGAAATAAAGACCTGAGCGGCACCGACGATAATATTATTAACTGAACCTGACATTTATACTTTACACCTACCTTTCTGATATTATTAAATACCTAGATTGGTCATTCCTCATTATTATAATAACATGAATTGGGTAAGACTCAAAGGTCAGGAGAATCTACCTGATGAGTCTAAATATCTTGAATATTTATATGATATTTCTACTGTTCCGGCTACTCTTCCACCCTCTAGTTCTACTGGGGCTGGCCCTGAAGCATTCTCTAAAGAAATAGCATAGAATATAACCTTGTTATCTCTAGGATTAAATTTTTGTACATCTTGACCAGATTTATCTACTCTTCTAAATAAATCTATCATAAGTTCTATAATTTCTACTATTTTGGACACTTCATTCGCAATGATAGTATAAAGCATTCTTTCTTCACATACCCACCATTGATCTCCATATCCTTCAACTTCATAGTCATATATGATGTATGGAAGTTCTGGCATCAAATTATTAAATTCTGGGACCTCTTGTGAAGGTATTATTGGAATAACAGATTTAGTAAAATTATCTGGACGATATTGATCCTCTATTAATATTCCTGAATCTTTTATTTCTTCCCATAAGAATGAATTAAGAATAGATCTAGCATTTAATTTATAATCTGTCATTAAATAACACTTCCAACAATTTGATATTTCTTAAGAGTAGATCTTACAGCAGCAGCCGCTTCATTTTTACTAGCGCCCTTCTTGCTTAAAGCCATAGCAACATTTTTTTCTAACTTTTTATATACTCCTGCGGCAGTTAATGACTTACCAAAATTAACTTTCCACCAAACTCTAAAGTGTTTCTCAAAAGATCCTGTTGTTTTCTTACCGCCTGGATTTTTTATATTTATTATTTTACCAGGAGGTACAAAAACTATTCCCTTAGACTTCTTTGGACTAAAAGCAATATACCTTGAAGTAGTAAATGAAACCTGTTGCCCATTTTCCATTATTTCTGCTTTTCTTTTAAATACACCGCTTTTAGTTACTCTTTTTCCACTAGTTCCAGGAGTAGTAAGTGCTTTTGCTATTGGAGATCTTTTCTTTGAATTATTAAATTTATAATAAATAGAAATATTTCCAGCACCTTCTTGTTTTTTTACTATTCTAAATAATCTTGAAGGCTCATTTCCAGCACCTCCCCATTCATAAACATGATGAAAAGATTTTTTTGCAGATCTTGCTAAAAGATTGGTGCTTTTAACGAACTTAATAGCAGACATGGAATACTCAGCAGAAATTATTTCATTTTTAGATCTTACACTTTTTAATTCTTTCATTCCAGTTACTTTATTTTGCATTTCTACATAAAGTTTTTGTGATGATGTTGGAGTAACTAAAAATTTAATCATTTGACTGCACCTGAGTTCTTTTTAAATGATTCTCAAAATACTGCACATTTCCGTACATGTCAAAGATGGGGTGGGAAGCATATACTTCAAATATGGTGCTAGGTTCTGATATTCTATCTATCTCTGTATAGAGTTCTTCTTTTTTAGAATTTTTAATTCCAGATACTCGCCACCTTTTACTTAATTTTTCTAAAGTATACATTTTAACTTCAAGTTCTTCTATATAGTCTTTACCGAAGGTTTTATTATCAGATGTAGCAGACCCTCCGCTTTCACGAATGGGTATAATTGAGCATTGTATACTTTTCATTAATAACCAACGTCTTACTATTGCATTAGTGCTTTCATCCTGCTCTTGTATTTGACTATAAACATCTGCAGTCATAGTAAATACTGAACTCTGCAAACACCCGTACATTAAATAACAACTGCCTGTATGCTTTTAAATTTTTGAAGAATAGAATCTACAATGGCATTACCTGTTCCGTTGAATGTTAATGATGATAGTTCTACAGACATTTGTCCGCTATCTATTTTTTTAACATATTTGGTTCTCCAAGTACTGTCACTACACAGTAGGTCATTTACGAGAAGGAACATGGATTGCTTTATTTCTACTGGTATGTAATTCCATCCAACTACACCAGTAACTTCATACCTATAACCATTTTTAAATTGTCCAGATCTTATATTTAAGATATCGTAGTATTCTTGCTCAGAAATATCATCCCCTGGAGTTGTGGGAATTATTCTTAATGCATATCCAGTTTCAGTTATTTCTACATCGTATCCAAACTGATTATATGACTGCGTAGTATCAATTACTGTCTTATCATTTTCAGTTAATTTAGTAAATGAAATCATTTTTGAAGGAAGGATAATGGTGTCCGCACCATCTCCATAGGCGACTATTGTTCCAGCATACTTTCCCAATTCAAATCCTAGATAATCATTAACCATCATTCTGGCTACGCGCTCTGCAGACTTAACTTTATCATATGGGAAATAGTTAGGGTCCTGAGGATGAGAAGAATGCCCTAATTCAGACATAATCTCATCTACAGTAGCGTATGGAGTATTTACATAGATATACTCAACTTCTTGTTGAGTTTTAGAAGATATTACATACGTCCAAGTCGCCTTTAAAACCCTGTCTATAGATGTTGCTGAAGTGGGGAGTACATATTGATACTCCCCCTCATAATCACTATCAACAAGTGTGGCGCTGCCAGATGCAACAGAGGTCCCTGTCTCAGCATCTACTATGACAACTGTCGGAGCATTATCTGGCCCTACTGGAACACCATCCTTATAGGTTGTTAAATATATTGTTCCTAAAGAACCAGTATAAATTTCTATCAATTTATCCTCCGACTAGTTATAGTATTCCTGCACCTCTCGCGGAGTAGCCATTCTAAATCCATCTTCTATGGAGAAGATGAAGTCTGCATCTTTCTCAGACATAGCAACAAATGGGTGCTCTCTTGTGAAGGTGAAGCCATTTATTTCAAATCTTGCATTTTCGCGGTCCATTTTAACTAATACAGTTTCTCCAACTGTAGCCTTCTTTACTTTCTTTTCTGGAAGATCGACAGTCTCTGTTTCAGCCTCTGTAAACTTAGCATACATTTCGAACGTGACACCCTCTTCTTCTAGCGCTGCCATAATTTCGTTCTTGGTCTTTGCAGCCTCAAGGTCCACGGCAAAATACTCTGCAACTTCTTTAAGTTGTCCAACTTTCATTGTAGAAAAAGACATAATTCTCCTATCTCTTATAGTCAATTATATCAGAAAAGGCGAAAGGGAGGGATTTACATCCCTCCCTGCCGCACTATAATTATTAAATTATTATCAGGAAGCAACCTTGACGTTCTTGACAACTACGAAAGAGTCAAGATTCTCAACTGCCACACCAACACGAATGTAGAGTGTGTATTCGATTGTATCCTTCTTTGGCTTGAATTCACGGTAAACTGTAATGTCACGCTTGATGCCGACAATGAAGTTTTGTGGGAATGTCAAGTGGACCTCACCATGTTGCCCTGTGGCTCCAGAGTAAGTTCCGGTACGAGTCTCATCGATGAGGGGAACCTCAACGACAGGAATACCGAAAGCGAATGGAATTACTCCACCTGGATTACCCTCAGGAGCGGCTGGATTTCCACGAAGAATGCTTGAAGCGATATCTTCTGGAGTAGATCCAACTGTTGTGAGGTTGTACAAGTAGTCTTGAACCAAGTTGCTTCCGGTGAAGAAGCGCAACTGGTTACGACGCTGCTTGTACTTGCGAGGCATAGCCTTGAGTGCGCTATTGAATGTTGCCTTGCTAATGGCTGCACCGCCTGCATCAACAACCTGTCCACCATTAAGGGCTAACTTGCGGAAGCCATTAAATGCCTTGTAAAGATTGTCTGATGAGAGTGCTGTGTCACCATTGATAGCGAGATCTTCAATATCGTTACCAGCCTGTGTTGCCATAAGGCGAGCAATGTGATCTTCAAGATCGGCACCTTCAATATTATCCTCAAGTGATTCGCTTGAGAGTTCCCAGTCCAAACGTAGTTTCTTTGTTGTCAATGAAACCTTGGTGAATGTTGCACCACGGTCTGTTTGACCTGCGTTTGTACCTTCTGAAGCGAGAACCATTAGTTTCTCGCCCACTCCAACCTTGTCAATTTCTGTTGTATCGGAACGCATACGAATTGTGCGTGCGACTCTTGTCAAGATTGTTGCATCGAACATGTAGTCAATGAAGCGATTGGATTGTTCTGGCTTTAAAAGGCCACCACCGCCTGCACCAACTTCAGTCGTGTCGATTACTTTTTGTAAAAGTTCGTTACTCATATCTGCTTTTCACCTACCTTTCAGTTTTTGTATTTATAGGTCACGGACACCGAGGAATGAGCCAGACCAGATACCTTTTCTTATTGTTGTTTCTTCCTTTGATCCATCCAGATCTTGGGACTTCTTAACAGCAGTTTCATTTTCAACCAAATCCACGCGCTTTTCGATTGTGTCGATGGCACTTTTGATATTCTGAACTGCCTTGCTGAGTGAGTCATGCTTCTCAGCCAATTCTGTAATTTGAGCATCGATACTCTTGGTAATTTCTTCAACAGTTACCTTAGTTTCTTCTGCGCTCTTGCTGATGTTTTCTCCGAAGAATGTCTTGAGGTCTTCCAACATTTTAACAAAGTCGGGTTCTTCAACCTCAACATCGGAGTTTGCAGCCTTTTCTAAGTCTTCTTCTACCTCTTCTGTAGAGGTTTCCTCTGTTACAGAATCAACAGCCTCTGTTGCTTCCTCTGCTACTACGGCTGCTTTTTCTACAACTTCTTCAGTTGTCTCTTCAATCTCTGTAACTTCTTCACTTTTTTCAATTTCCATATTCTCTACTGCACCTCCTTCAATATTGGTTTCATTATCTGCCTGCTTTGCTATTGTTGGCTCAGGCATTTCTTCTGGAGTTGATCCAGAAAGACTATGCTTTTTAATATGTCGATCTATTGCTTTACCAATTTCTTGATTCTTAGCAACGTCGTTAGACTCTACCCAGCCAATATTTGTCATGTCTGAATCACAGACAAGGCAGGCGGAGGAGTCTGAATCTTTTGCTACTGCTATTTGATCTGTCTCGCACCAGAAAATATTATCCATTTTAATTTCTGTAGCAATTCCTGTAGCAACTAGTTGGTCATCTACTTTTTGTATAGAAAATACATTAGCGAGTTGATTTGCTGGACTATCTACAAGCGAAAGTTCTACAAGGTCATACTCTTTAATGACACGAACCATGTCATCGCCCTTTTGAACTTGATCCACCTTTGTAATATTACCGCCTATGGAAAATCCAGAGAGGGTGCCATCAAGAACCTTTTCCCAGGTATCTTGGGCACCCTTGGAGACATATGTATCTACAAATACTCCACGATATGATTGTCCAGTTGACTTATCGTAAAATTGCTCTTCTCTAAAGTTTGTGACTTTGCCAACAGCAATTGGCTGATGCATTTCACGGAGGTTGCCCCGAAATGTCTCAAACGCCTTAACAGAAGCATCTGCATCAACAATATCATTGTGTCGATCTACATTGTCTAATGTAGCAAATCCAGAAACAATTCTGCGCTCTTCATCTACTTTGAAGAACGGTACGGACAGGCTTATACGGTCGCCGTCACTATGCCAATAAGATTTAGTTATTTCCATCTCAAATAAATTCTATCAACTAGACAGATTAATACAAAATTTTATGCACAATTATTGCACAGATCTGCCTTCGCCCTGTGGATTTCTTGCCTCTCCATCAATATCGGGCTGATTTTGTTGACGCTCCTGATCTCTTCTTCTATTCCCAGTAGCCTGGGTAGTTTGTTCTGCTGCTGCGCGAGCATTAAGAACTATTGGAGTATCCCCACCATCAAGGGCTGGGAGTCCCTTCTTTGCTCTTACTTCGTTTGGAACAATAACTTGCATCCTCAAATATCTTTCATCAATCTTAGATTGAGTATCCTCGTCAGTAAGACTAAGTTCATTGAATTTAAGGGAAAACATGTCTGTAAACTCACGAACAATTTTATTAATCTTCTTCTCAAAGTACTCCTGGGTAGGCTTTGTCACCTGTTCGCGGAAGTTCTTATCTGCATCTCTTGCAGCCGCCAGAGACACGCCAGAACCCATGCTCACCTTAGTCACAGGAACTCTGTGCGCCATAAGTATTTCATCACGGTTCTCAAGGCGGTAGTTTCTGAATGAAGAATCTTGTACACCAGCCTCAACTGGCTCCATCTTGAATTCTACCTTAGTGTTTCCATCATCTGCTGGCAATGGAATATAAAGTGATCTGTGATTCTTACCTTTAAGTCCAGTTTGGAAGAACTCTAGAAGTTTTCTTTGTGAATCATCGCTAAGTCTTGCACCCTTAACCACAATAATATAGCGAGGAACTGCTTTGTTCTCAAAGTAGTCAAGATTGAACTTGGATGCAAATTCATCGCCTGCCAATGCTTGCAGAGCAGGAATAATATCTGGCACCCCGTAGTAGTTGTTTGTAGGAGTATACTTCTTAAAATGAATCACCTCGTTAGGACGAGGATCGTTTCCTAGTGGGTCTGGAGTAGAAGTATCCCCATAATTGCGGAAGAAAACAATCTTATTGTTTACAATCTGGATAAATCCGTCACGACTTCTTCTTACCCGCATGTTTGCTGAAGGGATGTGCCCAAGGTAACCTACGGTTCCATCTACCTTTCGACCCACTTCCATGTAACCATTACCTGTAGCATCATAGTCGGTAAGAATCTTTTTCATTGTTTCTGTAAAAGACTCATCCTCATTTAAATTATCTATATCTTTCTTTAGACGAGTTTTGGCGCGAGTTATCTTTCTTCTAAGGAAATTTAATTTATCTTGATCTGTATCATCTATTTCTTCAATCTTATCTTTAGTCTCATCAGTTTCAATTAAATCGTATCCAAGTCCTACAATATTAGAAACCTTAGCATCGACTGCGGCATGGTGGGGAGATGAAACTTCATAAACTTTAGCAAGATAGTCCATGTTGTACGGAGGCTCAACAGCCTCAAACATAACATACCCAGTAACATCTGGATCTTCAATTTTCTTAGACCTTACTCCAGTAACTCCCTGATGATATTTCTGTAGCGTTCTCGTTGTCTTTCTTTTAAAACTAGGAGAGAGCCCTCTGTATGCCTTA